CCGCGGACCTTGGCGCAGCTTTTTCCTCGGGATTCGAGGTCACACGATAGGTAATCCCCGTTTCCGTGTCGCGGAAATAGTCATTGTACTCAATCGGCACGCTCTGATTGACCAGCGCGGAATACACCGAGGTAACGCCGTCCTTTTCCGCTTTTCTCGCCTCCATAGAGGTATCAAGTGACTGGTAGTTGAGAAACTCCGCGCCCTCTTCCCACGCAGTGATGTAGCCGCCCGCTCCGTCAGGCGTGCGCTTTTTCTCCATCAAAATGCACTTGTGGGCAAAATCGTCCAGTAAACTCACGGTTCCACCCCCTTGAGCTTGCGCCAGTCATTTAACCGGCCTTTAAAAGCGCCCTGCCAGCCCGTCCCGGCGCTCGTGTCGGCATTTCCGCCGCTTGCCTTTGTGTAACTGTACCCGCCGAAGCTTTCGCTCGTGTACGGGCTTAAAACGGTTTCACCGTTCTTTTCTTCCCACGCGGCGATATCTTCGGCAAGCAAAACCACAGCCTTCGGAACAGCCCACACCGTTCCGGTAAAGGTTTCATCCGTAAGGTCAGCCGCCGGATATTGATGCAGACCGTCATTAAACACAGAGCCGCAGATGCGGAAATATTGATTGGTCAGGAGAAAGGGCAGCGCAATGCTGCCGTTCTCCACGGCGAACGTGCCCTCGTGAATCTCCACAAGGAACCAGTTGTTCAAGTGCCGTAAGACTTGTTCAAGCATTACGCTGCCCCCCTATTTAGCCCGCGCCGGCCACAGAAACGGTAGCCACGGCAATGCCGTCCAGATACTCAGCCCACAGCTTCATGCCCATGATGGCGTACATATCGCCCGTGGCGCGGCTGTAATCGCCGTCAACATGGACGCCGATCAGGTTGGTCTCGCCCTTCACGGTGTAATTCAGCCCCAGCTTGGCAAAGTCGCTGTCGCTCGGGTCTACATAGTACAGGTCGATGTTCTCCACGGGCAGAGCGATCACCTTCTTGGAGGCGATGTACTTCTCGGGCAGCAGGAACAGGGTGCGGTAGCCCATGAAGTTCTCCACGTAGTTGATGCCGAACATCGTCTGCACGGTGATCTCCTTGTCACCCAGGTAATCGTAAGCGTCGATGATGTTGGCGAAGCCCACCACCTCGGTCACGTCCTTATCCAGACCGGCAAACTTGTCCAGCACCTTGCCCTTAGCCATAGCCAGAGCACGCTGCCACGTTTTCTCGGTCACCTTCAAAGTGCCGGTACCGAGGAAGGTGTAGAAGTCGGTCAGGACCTTGTTCTGCAGGGCCACGAGGAAAGCCTCGTCGGTCTTCTCCACGGCAACGTCAGCGCCGTACTTTGCCACGCTCTCGATGGTCACGCTCTTGGCATACTTGGAAATGTCGATGTCGTCATAGGCAACAGGCGCCACCTTCATCTTGGTAAAGGGAATCTCGTCACCCTCTGCCACGGTGCCGCCCTTGAGACCGCCGTCCACGCTGGCCTTGTAGGAAACCAGCTTCGTGCCGGGGGCCTTGCGAATGGGACGCATGATGCCCATGATGTTGCGCAGCGCGTCCCAGTTGTCAGCAAAGCGGGACACAAAATCCACCTCGCGTGCGGAAGTAGTAAACTGCGCGGAAGTTGTTACATTAGTTTTCGCAGCCATAAATAGCTCCTTTCAAAAAATCAGTTGTTTTCGCTTGCCATCAGATCGGCAAGCGCTTTCTGGCGCTCCGCCGTAGACATCACATAGCGGCCTTTATCGTCCTTCTTGTAGATGTCCTCTCGGGATTTTGCGCCGCCGGTGTTTGCCGGGGGGTTGGCGGGATTCGCTCCGTGCGTCTGTGTGGTGGAGACAAGCCCCTTGTAGGTGCCGTCTACGAGTGCATCAAGGCTCTTGGTGTCCTTGATCTTCTCGCCGTCCATCTCCAATGCGGCCATTTCTTCGCCACAGCCGCGCATCGCAAGGTCCAAATTCGCGCCGGTGATGTTTTTGCTCTCAAAGTAAGCACGCACGGCCTTTTCCTTTGCCGCCTTGCTTTCCTTTGCCGTGATGTCGGTCTTAAAGGCTTCAAAGGCCGAGTGTTCCTTCTCGTACTTCTCCTTGTAACCGCCGTCACCCGCTACCTTGAGGTCGTCCAACTGCTTCTGAACGCCGGGCAGTTTCTCCGCATCGGCCTTGTAGCGGGTCACATCCGCCTTTAGGCCGTCCACGGTGTCGGTATGCGCCTCGATGATGGTATCAACCTGCTCATCGGTAAGCCCCATACCCTTCAAAAGTTTTCGTGTAAGTGCCATGACACTATCTCCTTTTCTTCGGTTCCGTTCCTTCGGAAACGATAGTTTTATAAAAACCGCTGTCCTTTGCGGTAATTAACAAAAAGAGCCAACTGCATACAATTTGTAAGCAATTAGCTCCTATTTCAGTTCGTCCTCCAATATCTTCCGGTATTGGATGGCATGGTCGGCGGCAGCAGGTTTCAAAAACGGCTGTGCCTTGTTGCCACGCGTGTAATGCCAATTTCCCTTTGCGTCCTGATACACCCACGGTGTAGGCCGTCCGCCGCCACCTTCGGCGTAAATGCCGGTTCCTAATTCCACATACGCACCGTACTCAGAATCTGTTCCGATGATTGCCGCCGGTTCCTGCTCGTCTACCACATGAGTAATGCTGTTGCGCAGATTTCCGGTATCCACGGGGCACAGCTTTTTCGCATATCCCTCTGCCACCAGCCCGCATTTTTCAAGCCCGCGCAGCAGCGCCGCTTTGATGGCAGCAGAGACTTCTTTGCTGTTGTCGGTGATTTCAACGCTCATCACAAAATACCTCTTGACTTTTTTACGGGGATTGCATATACTACCAATGAGGAAACTCATGTTTCCGTTTTATTGAGGTAATCCTCCGCCCGTTCTGGTGGGGGGTTGCCTCATTTTTTATATCGCCGCACAAAGAGGACAGACCCGTTATGCAGCGCAATTATATCTGCATTAAACGATTTGCTTCTTGTTGCTCTCGCATCCAATACAGCAATTAGTTTTTGCTTATCAATCCCATCGGCAACATCAAAAATCACACCACCTTGGTTCCCGTGTATCTGCTTTATCGCCTTGCGCAGAGCGCTATCTGCGGCTTTTTCTGTGGAAATCGACTTTATTTCCCATTGCTTCCCTTTCCACAGCATGTCTGGCATTTTCATACCTGGCGTCTGCGATTCTTTCAATAGCACAATTTTCCCACCGAACAGCTCTCTAATTTGATTTGCAACATTTATTTCTTCTTTGTGGTTTTTGGAGCGGTACCCGTTCTCGTATCGCACCTTACCCATGCGGGGCTTGGCGGAATCTATGTATTTCTTCGTAACATCCTTTGCAGATTTTTCGCTCCCCATGTGATATGGGGATAACTGTTTGCCGCTGTATCCCTGCTTCGATGCTTCCCACTGCGCATATGTCATGTCAGATATAAGCCCGTCGCGTGTCCTACGCAGCCCGTCTGATGTATCTGCCCCATCCACGGCGGCAATCAGCGTACAGCGGCAGTTATATATCTCCCACGGTGGTCCTTGTGGGTCGCCGGGAAAACGACAACCGTTAGAAAACTTCTTGTCCTGCGCCACTTGTTCGCCGTCAAGCATGGCATGCGAGTGGCGTGTACGCGCGTCCAGCGTAGCCAACCATTCTTTTTTGAGCTTTATCCCCATCTTCTCCGCCGCTGCGTAGCTGTCCATGCGTCCGGCATTCTGTGCGCCGGTCACGGCTGTACGAGCGGTGCGGATGGCGGAATCGCGGCTCATGGTGGTAATGCGCTTTTGCAGATCATCCGCCATGTGCTTGATGCTCTTTCCCTGCAAGATGGAGCTGGTGACGCTTGCCGTGATTTGCTTCTTGCCATACGCGAGGTCGATGCCGCGTTTCAGTGCCCTGTCCTTTGGGTAGTACGGCATTAAGTCCGGCTGCTCTACCATAAGCCGCTTTACCGTCTGCTCGTCCC